CGGACGTAAAAAGGGAGCTTACAGAAGCAGCGAGCGGCGGGTTTTAGCTCTCTCTCCTTCTGTGTGAGTTCGACTACCTCTTCATTACGTGTAGTCATTCCTCGTCTCATCCTTTCCACAAGATCTTTCATGTCTATTTTCTTCTCGTTCAGTGCCTTAAGAAGAAGTCGCCTTGGCTCATCCCGATCTGCTGGCCACCAGAACTTCCAGACTTGGTCAGCGCCAGCCGATATGGCTTTATCGTCGAGGAACTTGAGAAAGTCTTCAGAATAGTCAAACGTCAAGAACTGTCCGAATTCCACTACGTCGAGGTCGGAAAGCGGGTAGGAACCAAGAGGAAGGGTGGTCACCCGGTTGCGCCTGTGAGAACGAAGAGCACTACCGTAAGGAGGTTCTTTCTTGAAGGGTGGCCATTCCTGGTGCTTAGTAATATACGCGGAGAGTATGATATGTTTGACGGCTCTCACGACTCTTATGGCCGAGAGAGGGCGTGTGCAATCCCTGAATGTTGCCTCTTCTTTGACGGACTTAGCGGAAGTCTCGGCGTATACGATAGGATGACCCGAAAGCTTGATCAGCCCAAAAAGTTCGACAGCATCCCGTATGTCATTGCATTTGCGCACAAGTGAATCTAGTTCGTCAGTAAGTGCGGTGACTGACTCAATACCTCTCTCTTTGAGTCGTATCTTTTCAAGTGTTCGGTCGTACGACGTAACAGCTAGAATATCGCCTCTCGTTAGCGAGTTGATCCAAGTCTTGTAGACGGCCTCGGGCGCCTTAACGAGTTCGAATCCTCTGTTCCCATAACGAGCGAGGCATCTTTCTTGCCACGCGATCAGGGATTCAACGTGGGTCCGAAGTTTTCCGGTGCCGCAGTGAAGATTGAAACACAATGCTGTGTAAACATTATGACGGGCTAAAGTCGCATCTTGGATCATCTGGAGCTGTTCGTAGACGACACACACAGGTTTTCCTAGTCCTGATCTCTCATCAGTCGGAACGATGACCGCGAATCCTGTTCCGAACCACATTGTAATCCCGGCGTTCGTTGCGAACTTTCTTGGTAGAGAGTCCTGAGTCGATACATCTCTGTATTTGTCAACAACGCGAGACCAGAAAGACGACTGGCATGAGGTACGTTCGACAAGCGGAAGGATATCATTTCTTGCGCGTCTTTGCAGATTTTCCCGTACTCTCTCAACTTCATCAGACTTGCACACGTCGGAGATCCAGGAGACATATGCATCAATGGTTTCGTTGAAAATCTTGTT